AGGTTTAAATGGAGATAACTAAGCTATCGGGGGAAGAGTTAGCGACAATACTCAATGGCGAATACCAGAAGTTAATGCAGGCACAGGCGAACATTTTAACGATACAGAAGGAGTTGGATAATCGTAGTAAAGTAAAACAACCTAAGACAGAAACACCTATTGTTGAACAACCAAAGGAAGAAACAAAATGAGTGAGCCTTGTAAATTTGAAGAAAAGATATTGAAGATACTTGAGGACTCGGCAGTAACAAGAACTATCGTAGAAGCTATGCGTAAGGAGATAAACGGCGCAGTCAAGGAAACCAAAGACCATATAAAAGGTGGATTTCACCGTAGGATTGCTTCTTGGGGTGTAATTACTACACTCGGTATATTCATTCTAGGTATAGCTTACAATAATGCGATTAAATTCGGAGTAATGCAAAATGAAGTAAGTTACCATAAAGAAGAAATGAAACAGATTAAAGAGCAAATTTACGATTTGAATTATGTTAAAGGAAAAACGGAAGCAAGAGGAAATGACGATTTTTAGTATAGGTAACAATATCTGGAAATCTATGGAATGTCCTAGATGCAAAAGTAAGTTAGAACTAGTCATGAAAGGCAAAGACAATTTCAACAGCTATATCTGTGTTAATTGTAACACAGAGTTTTACGATAAAGGGGATGGCAAGCTATTGACGAAACAGGAATTTTTTGAAGATTGGGGGGTTTAGCTTTTGAGTAATTTACTTATAATCTTAATGCTTCTATTTTTCATAGTTCCTTCGGTGATTTACAAAGAATATTTCCTAACGCTTACTTTTATAGTATTCGGGCTTGTGTTTGGTTTTATAGAACACTTAGCTGATTATTATACAGGAAGCACGGTATCTCAACATATGTGGGCGTTGATTAAAGAACATCCATATAAAGGATATACGATAATAGGATTTATGTTATTAGGCTGGCTCTGTTTGCTTGCCCACTTGGGGATTAGATTTAAAAAAGGAGGATGATTATGTTATTACTATTATTAGGAATTGTTATCGGCGGCGCGGGTATGTTGATATGGATTAAAGTTTTTGGCGGTTTAGAGAAAAAGAAATAGGAGGGGAAGTTATGGCGCGAAGATGTCCAGGCGGAAAAATTCGTTCTAAGGGAAAAGGAAGAGGGCTAGGTATTGGAAAAGGTAAAGGCCCGATAGGAAGAAGAAAAAGATAATGGAAGGAAAATTTAACCCAAAATTTTTTATCTTGGGTAAAGGCAAAGAGGATTGGCTAAAAACTCTCGGCTTTGGCTGGCGATTGTTTGCCATTCTCTTTGCTGTATTCATAATATATCGCGCGTTTTTTATGAAACAACAAACACAACATAACCAGATAACGGTAGGGCAAGGCGGAATAGTAAATGTTCAACAGACTACGGAAAAGAAAAAAGCATGGTGGATGCCTACTCCGTTTGTAGAAGGTTATGGATTTGTTGAAACAGATGATAGAAGTGGTTTTGGAATGAAAGGAGGAGCACGGTGGGAATTTTAGTTTTCATTCAAAACATTTTTAGGAAAAAAGACCGAACCCAAAAGCTCGGAATTGGCAGACATAAAAAGAGGAAAAATGTTACTATCATTCAGAGAAATGCAAAGGAGAGTAGGAAGAAGGATACAAAACACTGGAACTTCTATAACTAACGCTAATGACATACTTCCAAAGATAAAAGACTTCTGCAACGAAAGGTATCACAGGATATTACGCGCCCATCCTTGGGAGGAGTGCCTTGGTGATACTACACTAACGCTCACCGCTTCAACCCGCGCCTATGCTTTAGACAGGGATATAGACAAGATATGGACTATCTTTGACCAGACTAACGGACAGGCTATCAAGATAATTGGCTCACAGGAATATATCCGTAATTACGCAATAGACCTAGACCAGACAGGCAATGTCGTTACCGGCGACCCGACTAAGATGTATCCGGTAGGAAAATATACCGTAAAAGCGGCGATAGCTTCGGTTGCAGAGAAAGTAAAAGTAGTTTCAACAAGCGCATCTGACACTACCCCATTATGCGTAAGGGTAAAAGGTTTAGTAAGCAGTGTTGAAGCTTCGGAAGATATAACATTAACAGGAACAACTCCTGCCGTATCAACTAACACTTATGACGCAACGCAAAAAATAAGTGCCGTAATCGGAACTACTGACGGAACAGAACCCGCACCTGCCGGAGAGATAACCGTATCAGGCAATACAACTTCAACCGTATTCTCTAAAATCAACAGAGCAGAACAAGCGACAATGTATCAATGGTTTGAAGTTATCCCTCTTCCTAAATCAAGCGGAACACAACCTACTTGGAGATTATTTTATACAAGAAGGATACAACCGCTTTATAACAACAACGACATTCCTCTTATAGACTGTTGCAATGAAATTGTTCAAGGTGCTTTCGTAGACTGTTTAAAAGAGGATGGACAAGACAATCTTGCGGCAATGGAAGAACAGAATTGGGTGGGTATGGTTAATGAATTGATAGCAACACAAAGTATACCTGGAAGAATAGAACAATTTATGCCACAGGATACTGAAATAGTAAATTCTCTCGATTACGGAAGAATTTATGGTGGGGCTGAATAATGGCTAAAATAAATACATTATCTTTTGAACAGAAAATAGTCAGTGGAATGTTTACAAGGGGAGCGATTGACGCTATCCCCGATGACAAAGCGTCTATTCTTTACAACGTAGATACTTCCGTTCCAGGAAAGAAGAAGAAACGCCTTGGGGCGGTTACTGTTCTTGATGATTTAGGAGCTTCTCCGATTATCAAAATGGCTTACCTTAAAGCCCCTTCCGTAGACGCTCGTATGTGCTTTATTTACGGACAAAGACTTTACAAGTCAACTACTCCTTTAGAAGAAAGCGGTTCCTGGGTAGATATAGACTCCGTTGACCATTTTACGGCAGGCGTTCTCTCAACGACAATGGTTGTCTGTGGGGCGAAGCTCTTTATCTCTAACGGAACGGATAACGTATTCAGTTATGACGGGACTTCGATTACAGATGAGGGAGATACGAATACCGACCCTCCGAAAGCAAAGGTTGGGGCTTATATTAAAAATAGATTGTGGCTCGCTAATACAACATCAAGCCCTGACTTTTGCTGGTTTTCAAATACCATAGACCCTTCGACTTGGGATAGGACGACTAATGTATTTAAAGTGTCGACAGGCGACGGCACGGATATTATGGCTATGGTTCCGTATCAGGAGTCGTCTTTGATTATTCTCAAAGAGGATAGTATACACGAACTTTTGATTTCAGGTGATACTTCTGATTACTGGAACTTACGCCCGATAGATACTGTCCACGGTTGTATAGCCTATAACTGCGCGCTTGAATATCAGGGAACAATATTCTATCTGTCAAGAGATGGCGTCCGTATTTTCCCTACCGCTGATGCTATGCAACTTCCTCTGTCTTGGGAGATAGACGATTTTGTGGCGACAATTAACTGGGATTATGCAAATTACGCCCAGATGACCGTTCATAATAACAAACTGTATGTTGCTATTCCAACAGGTTCATCTACTTATAATAACTCAGTTATGGTTTATGATTTCACGTCAAAAGGCTGGAGCATAATCACAGGTTGGAATGTCGGGTGTTGGGGTATATACGTTGAGAAGACGGCAGGGAACACTTCCGCGGAAGAAGAAGTTTTGATGTATGGTGACTCAAATGACGGAACGGTTAAGAAGTGTTACAAGTCTACCCAGTTTAATGATAATGCTACCGCAATAAATTATCAGGAAGAAACTAAGAAACTTAATTTTGGTTATCCGTTTAAGAAAATAGGCGACTATCTTGAAGTAATTATAGACTCAAGCACAGGTAATACCGTAACCGTATCTACTTCAATAGATGGCGCGGCTTACGCTGAACTTGGAACTTGCACAGCTACGACAAAATTCGGACTTAAAGGTTTAGGAAGGTTTGATAATATAAAATTTAAGTTACAGAATAACGCTACGTCTACAGAACAGTTGATTATGAGTAAATTAACTGTAACCGCAAGACCATGTCCGTATAGAAGGGAATAATGGCGACAACAACTCCTGCATATAATTTAATTGTCGGTGAAAGTTATGACCCAGTATTGCTCAATGCTATATTGAGAAATTTGGTTATAAGTGCTATATCCGGTTCTGATATTTCATCTGGAACAATTACTGGAACTAACATAGCGGCATTAACCATTACAGCAGGGAATATTGCCTCTGACGCTATTACAGGAGTTAAGATAGCCGCTGATTCTATTGGTGCTTCTCATATAGCTTCAAATAGTATTTCCGCTGATGACATACAATCTGATGCTGTAACATCAACAAAAATATTAGCTGGCTCAATTACCACCGAAAAACTTTACGCCGGAGCGGTAACTGCGGATAAGATTACTGTTAGTTCTCTTGACGCTATTTCAGCTTCACTTGGAGAGGTCACATCAGGAACGGTTACCGCGGCGACAGTAAGGACATCCTCGAGCCCGTCGGCAAGTCGTGTAATAATGGACGGTTCTGGTTTACGAGGGTATGATTCAACTCTTGGTGCTACGTTTAAAATCCCTACTGACGGAACAGCTCCTATATTTGCTTCCGGACAGATACAATCGTCAATCATATTAGACACTACAATTATATCAAGTGATTTTAAATCTTCATCTGAATTACCTTGGGTTGAGGTTACAGACAGTGGTTTAGCATATAGGGAAAGCGGCGGGGCAGGGATGTATGGTTCTGGCGTTCAATACGGTGACGGGTCAACGTATGGGGTAGGTGTTCAGGTTTATTTTGGTAACGTATCACGCCCTTGTGTATCGGTTGAACTTGAGAGAAGTTTAGCTGATATTCGTCTTTATAACCGTTCTACAGAACCTTCCGGAGCGGCCTTGATAGGCGATTTGGCGGTTGTGTCTGGAACTTTAAGACTATGCACGACAGCAGGAACTCCTGGAACTTACAAGACTTTTTGCACGACTGATTTATATGCTCCTCTCGCTTCGCCT